GGGTGGACGGCCACCCGGCCCGCCGCGCGGCGTGAGCTCGGGGCCCCTCTCCCGGCGGATCCGCACGTCGTACCCGTTCCGGCGCTTGACGAACGTGACCTCCATGCCCTCTAGGGTGCGTCGTAGGCGGGGGCGCCACAACCGGTTTTCGACGGCCTGCGGCCCGCCCGCCACGCGCCCCACAGTGATTCCATGTCGATCCGTGACCGCTGGTGCCCGTCCCTCCTCGACGCGACGGCCGGACTCGGAGCGGTCTACAGCACGTAACCCAAGCCGTGGGAGCCCAGGTGTCAGGATCCGCGCCCCGTCGACGGGGCCCTTCTTCGGCCGCCCAGCAGCTGAACATCGCCCGCCTGATCGCTGGATATGGTGGGTGACATCGTCGGGAAGCGAGGGATGAGGGGAGCGCCGTGGATGGTCTGAGTGACGTGTCGGTCGATCACCGCGTCCGGCGTTGGAACCTCGCACGGTCGCTGTTCGCGTTCCTCACGTTGGCAGGGGTCGTGTTCTGCATCGCCAGTGTGCTCGGCACCTCCCCGCACTGGGTGTGGATCGCGGGGTTCGCCGCCACCTTGGTGAGCGGGTGCCTGCTCAGGATCGCCTGGGACAAGCACCGCGTGGCTCTCTTCGCGGGAGCCCCCACCGCCGTGGGCACGGTCCGCGACGTGCTGGAAAGCCAGTTCGGAGACGGGGCATCGAAGTACCAGCTGCTGATCGATGCGGAACTCGCACACGGGGTGTCGATCCACCGGCGGATCGACATCGGCGGGGATCCTGATCCGCTCGGCTGGGTCGGGAACCAGGTCCGGTTCCGTCACCGCACCCTCGACCCGGATGACCTCGACGACGCGTTCGTCGGGCGTGAGGAGCGCAACGCGTCGTTGGGGCCTGGCTCGTGAGCGCCCACGAGTCCGCGTCGACCCCGCCCGGCCGCGCCTACCGCTGGTGGGGCGTCGGGGCGATCACGTGCCTGGTTCTGGCGGTGACCGGTCTGCTCGGAGCCATCGCGAGCGCGTTCAGCTCCAGCCCAGAACAGCTGTGGGTCGCAACCGCCGTCGCGGTCTTCGTCCTGATCCCGGCGGGCATCCTCGGCGGCCTCTACTGCGGGCACAAGCGGTACCGCGCGTGGTTCACCAACGCGCATGTTTCCGAAGCGCCGATCGAAGAGGTCACCGAGGTGCGTCGTACCAACGACGACGGCAGCGTCTCGCGCTACTTCATGCTCACCGTGTCCGTGTCCGTGTCCGTGGCAGTGGAGGGCGGGCCGGCCATCCGAAGGCACTGCACCGTGGGTGGGGACCACCCCCGCCCACGGATCGGGCAGACGCTGCGCTTCCGGCACACCACTCTGGACCCCGACGACCTGGAGGACGCACTGTTCGACAGCATCCGCGAACATCAGCGAGGCACCGGGTGAGTCCGACTGAGCTTCGGCCCTGGCCCGCCGATCCCGTGTCCGCATGGGCGCAGGCAGTCGCTGCCCCAGCGGCGAAGTCACGGTATGGCGAGCGGCCGTCGATCAGGCCGTTGGAGGAGATTGCGGCTGACGTGCGCGGGCAGCGGGTGTTCGTGCCGGCGGTCGCCCTGGTGTTCACCGTAGTTGGTGCGATTCTCGTCGGTGGCCTGCTGGTCGGGGTGTTCCCGCTGAGCGGGCGCAGCACCTCCGCTGGTGTGCAGTGGTTCGCCGGCGTCGTTCTGCTGATCGTTGGGCCGGCGCTGTGGCTCGGGCACCGGCAGTGGCGCAAGTATGAAGAGCGCCAGGGTTTCCCACCCGCGCGCGGTGTGCTGTGTGAGATCTATCCGACGAGCTTTCACATCGGTGACGGCGATGGGTGGTGCCTGACCTCGGTCGCTATCGACGCACGCACCCCGGATGAGCAGGTGTCGAGGATCGCGACCGCATTCCGGATCTGGCTGGCCCGCCTCGAAGCCGACAAGGAAGCCGACTCCGCCGCCAAGAATGCGTGGAACTCGGGGTTCCGGCGGCGCATCATCAACGCCTTCGCATCTGACGAGATCTTCGGCCCCGAGGCCTCCGGTGGATACCTCGTCCGCGGGACCGCCAAGCGTTCACGGTGGGCGCTGCTGCTCGACTGGCGAGAACCCGAGGCCCCGGCATACCCGATGCGCAATGCGCTCGTGATCCCCGTCGACCAGGCACAGGGGTGAGAAGCGCATGGGCTGGATAGACCGACTGCGCGGGCGGGAGCGGCCGTCCACCGGAGACGCGGCGTCGGCGGACGTCGGTGTCCCGGACCTCGCCGAACCCGTCTACGCGCGTGCGCTCGTGCTCCAAGTTGATCACGACGCGGCGATCATCGAGGTCCAGCCGCCGGGCCGAGCCTCCTTCCGAGCGGAACTGCGCAGCGGCACGGATCCAGGGAGCTTCACCGGACTGGTCATCCGCTGGCACGCCCCAGTGATCATCGACGGGGCCGATCCGAAACGCGTGATCCTGCTCGAACCACCGTGCGGCCCGGATCTGCCGCTCGTGCCAGATGATCTGCAGGCGATCCGAGACGCCCGGGACCTGCGCACGAGCGCCTTGGCGGCACTGTACCCGCCGCCCTCCGCCGCCGAACTGGCCAACCTGATGACACCGACCGCGTCGGCGGCGCACCCGGCCTGGGACGCCGTCTGCTACCGGCTCGGCCTGCTGACGACGCCCGAGGCCCAGGCCATCCTCGATCACATCCGCCGTGACGGAAACGCCTGGGTTCGAGCAGAAGCCGAGCTGTACTCCTGGGGCCCGAGCATCCCCGACGATCTACGAAAGCAGGTCGGGGCGTTCCTGTCGCATCTGCATGATGTCGCCCCGCAGGGCCGCGGTATCGATCGCGGGCCGTTCTGGACACTCGGCGTCGCGGCCCTGATGCGCGACCTCGCCCCCAACGACGTCGACGCCCGAGTCTTCGAACTGGTGATGGGTCCGTTCGTCGACGTCTGCGGCCCGCTGCCGGAGCAGCTGCTGTAGCGCGTTGCTCGGTTCACAGCGTTGGGAAGCCCTCCGGTTCTCCCCTGCAGGGAGCGAGCCAGGACAGTCGCCGGTCGCAGCCCACATCAACCATGCTGACTGGCGATCGGACCTGGTAGACGACGTAGGCGTCCGCGCCCAATCGGGCATCGATACCTATTTGCGTGTGTGCAGTGTCGGGGTCGTCCGGGGTGGGCATCGTGCAGCGGTCCGGCTGATGAGACGGCGGTACTCCTTCGGGATTCATCCACCAGAGACCTGTCGCAAACTCGTCGATCCTGCTGGCACCGACGTCGGGGGTCAGCACGTCGAAGAGTGGCTCGGCACAGGAGGGTTCACCCGCAGAGTGGCCACGGAGGCGCTGTGCGACCTGCGCTGCGTCACCGGCATCGGGCGGCAGCGCGTAGATCTCGTAGGCCAGGAGCGCGCATTGTTGCCAGTAGAACATGACCACGTCCTGCTCACCGTCGCCATCGCTGTAGCGCGGGGACATCCAACACGAGACCTGAGTCCATGAGCGCGCCGGGTTTCCTAAGCTCGCGAGCGGTGGCCGGAACTCGTCCTGTTTGGCGAGCAGTTTTGCGCGTCCGGTGGAGACGTCGTCAACCAGCTGACGGGCGTTGTTCGCCTTGAGGATCCCCGAGACGGGGCCGGGAACGAATACGAAAAGTGCCAGCACCACCACCCCGCTGAGAACACCGAACGTCCAGCGGCGGCGCGGTGACCACGGCACCGCAGTCGCTTCCACGTCCGCTGGTTCCTGCCCATCACCCATACACGCCACGATATCGACGCGGGCGCACCCGGCCTTCGCGCCTCAACTGAGCGCACCGAGGATGGCGACTGTGGTCCATGCCGCGGCGACGGCTGCCAGTGCGAGCGACACGCACAGCAACGCCCAGAACGCACCAGAGCCGTCACGCGGACCACGCGCCGACCAGAGCAGGGCGATACCCACTCCAAGCCCGTTCGCGCTGACCCCGAGTGCGACCACGGGTAGCGCGAACATGCACGCGGCGACGAAGAGAGCGGAGATCAACACCAGGATCGTCAGCGCCGCCCGAGTCCACCCTTGCTCGGGATCGTGCCGGCGGCGCAGGACGGTCTCGAGGATGCTGAACCCGGGGAAAGAAGCGATGAGCCCGCCCATCACGGTCAGCGAGTAGAACACCGGCGCGAACAAGAGCGCCTTGTTCTCCGCGGGGACGTTGCCGGTCGTCGCACCGAGGGCAAGCATCCCCGTGAACAACAGTGCGCCCAGGATGAGCGGTGCCGTCCCCGTGACGGACGCGCGATCTCCCGCGCCCCTGAGGGCCGCGCTCCGTCTACTCACCGCCGCCGTTCCCAGTCGACGAACCAGGTGGACTTTCGATTCGGTTTCTTTGGGTCGTAGCGGATCCAGTGCTTGCTGCCGACGTAGGGCTTGTGGGTGCGCGTCATGGCCTTGTGATCGTGCTCGATTCCTTGGGAGTCGGTGAAGCGCAGGATGACGTCGTAGTACGCGTGGACGTTGCTGCCCTTCGAGCGCTTCACCTCGACCACCTTCGCCCGCACCCGCGGCCCGGTGAGCCGGATACTCCGAGCACGCTCGGCGCGGCGGTATCGCCACCCGAACAGAGCGCCGAGGAAGTTCTTTGCGCGACTCATGTCACTGGGCCTTCTGCGGGATCTGGTGCATCGACGAACCCGAGGAACAACACATCCTTCAGGTCGTCCGGGTCGCCGGTGTTGTGGCGGAACCGGACCATCTGTCCAAGCTCCGGCGCCGTGCGCTCAGACACCTGGCAGGTGCGACGGATGCCCCCATTCGGAAGCCTGGCCGCGATCGTGATGTCGTATGCGGGCAGTGCCTCTGGATCCGTGTGTTCATCGACAACGATCTTGGTGATAGTGCCGCCGGTTTCCTTACCGTCGGCATACCGTGCGACGTCGAGCCTGAACGAGGCCAGGCACCACGGGAGGATCGAAACCACGAGTACTGCGAAGGCTGCGAGGAAGACCCACCACGGGTCCGGCTTCCCGAGGACTTCGCGGATCGCAGCCACGACGACGGTGATCACGAACCCCGTCAACCCGAGGCAGGCCAGCCCGAAGAAGACGCGCTTGAGGAACACCCACCGGCGGATCCGCGCCCGGGTCTCGGGCGTCCGCGCCAGGGCCATCCACGCTGTGGCGTCGCGGTTCACGAGACGAACCTGCGCTTCCCGTTTAGGAACGGCGACCCTGCTGCGGGTTGTTGGAGGCTTGTGAACTCGGTGTTGCCGTGGAGGCCGGTGATCAGGTAGCCGCTGCGTCGCACGTCGTCGTGTGCTTCGGTGAGCAGAACCATGGTGTCGGCCAGCTCCGGATCGGCGAAGGCGTACACGTGCCAGCTGCTCTCGGGTGTGAACTGGTCGATCGACGCCTCGTTGATGAGATCGCCCAGCCAGGCTGTGTGTGTCTTCCCGTCGGCTCCGTCGTAGTCGACGATGACCTTCTTCGTTTTTGCTTCCGCTGTGGTGTCAGGTTGGTCCCATTCGCGGATCTCGCGCACGCGCGCCACCCGGGGGTGTGGTCCAGCGCGGGCAGTGGTGTGCTCGACATCGCCTGGAGCCACCCGACGCCGCACGCGATCGCGACCACGAGAATGGCGAAGAACAGCATCACGCCGCGGACAGTCCCGTCGAGCGGCAAGGACAAGATGCCCCAGCTCAGCAGGACCGAGCTGGTCAGGAACAGTCCGATCCATGTTCGACCGTCGGTCCAGATCGAACCGTTCGGTCCCTGCTTCCGGTGCAGTCGGCGACTCTGCGGTGTGCCGGTCACGAGGCGGCGAACTCCCACTTCGAGCCCGCGCGCAGGAACGGCGATCCCGGTCCGGGCTTGACGGGGCCGCCTTCACCGCCGATGCGGACGCCGTCGAGCTTCCACCCGGCCCGCCATACGTCGTCGTGGGCCTCGGTGAGGAACACGACCGAGTCGGCCAGTTCGGGATCGCGGAACGCGTAGACCTGCCACCGCGAGCCGGGACAGAACCGGTCCTCCCAAGACTCATGGATGACATCGGCGAGCTCCGCGTCGTGCCCCTGTCCGTGCTCATCGCGGTATTCAACGAGGATCGTCTGCCCGCCGTCCGCGTCGTCCGCACGCAGGGTCACTCGTGCTGTCCGCGGGGTGCGGTCGAGCGCGGGCAAGGGACCGCGGGTGGCTCGGAACATCCGGACGAACGTCGGGATCATCAGCACGACGCAGAGCGCGCCGATCCCGATGACGGTCCACATGAGCACCCTTCCCCATCCCTGGAAGCTCGCGACCAGCACCAGGACCGCGAAGAGACCGCATCCGGTGAACACGACGGCCGGGATCGCCCAGTCGTGACGGACGAGGAACGGCACCTCCGGCCCCGAGCCGACGAGCAGCCTCTCCGCGACCCGTTCAAGCAGCGACTCCTTACGATCCTTTGTGCTCATGAGCGTTCCACCTCCGTATCCGGCCAGCCGGCGAACTGCTCGTCTGCGAGATCCTCCGGGTCGAGGGTGTTGTGGCGGAAGCTGATTCGTCGCCCGACCCAGGTCTCGTCGGGTGTGTCCGAGCTGCCGGATCCGCTGTCGGTGCTCCAGTCCACGTGCCTTCGGATCGTACCCCCGTCCGGGAGCGCGGCGGTCACGGCGAGTGCGTAGAAGGTCGTGGGAGAGCCTTCCCCGTCGGTTCCCTCCCACGAGCGGACAGCGTCGATCACGCCGACGGAGCTATATCCGTCGGCGAACTTCGCCTGGGAGAGGCGGGTCTCGACGGCGCTGTTCAGGAACACGCTGGTCACCGTCACCCCGAGGGTGATCCCGAGCACCCAGAGGAAGATGGTCGAGTCACCGGCGTCGGGGGCCCAGAACCAGATGGCGAGCACAACCCTCGTCAGGGCCATCAGCAGGAACAGAATCATTCCGGTGAGCAGGATGCCGTTCGTGAGGTCTTCGAGCCGGGAGAGACGGCGGATCCGTGCCCGGGTCTCGGGCGTCTTCGCCCGAGCAACCCAGTACTCGACGTACTCGTCGCTCATGAGCGGCCTGCGTTCGTCTCGTCTGCCCAGCCGTCGAAGCGGACGTCCCGCAGATCGTCGGGATCGAGGGTGTTGTGGCGGAACCGGATGGTGCGGCCGACCCACCGCCGAGGGATGGGCCAACTGGTGTTGTCCTCGCCCCAGTCGAGCCTGCGACGCACCAATGTGCCGTCGGGGAGCTCTGCGCTGATGAGCAACTCGTAGGTGGCCTGCTCATCCCCACCGCCCGGATGGGTAATGACCTCGTCGACACGCCCGACTGCCGACTGTCCGTCGGCGTAAAGCGCCGTCAACCGCCGGTCGCTGGCATACGACCCGAACCAGGCTCCTGCGAGCAGGAACAGCGACGCGGCCCCGATGGACCCGATGAGCCACCACAGCCACGGGGCGTCGCCGTGGATGGCGTCCCAGACGCCGAGACCCACCCCGACAAGCGGAGCTCCCAGAGCGCAGAGCCCGCCGACGACTAAAAGACACACCGACACGGTCTCCCAACGCGACCACCGCCGGATTTCCGCGCGAGTCTCCGGGGTACGGGCCTTCGCCATCCACTGCCGAGTCTGCTGATCAGGACTGGTCAGGCTCTGCAACGTGATCACCCGCAACCTGCTCACAGCGCGCCCCTTCGGACTGTCTTCCGGTGGAGCCTGCGGCGGATCCTCGCGAGTCTCTTCGGTACCGGCACAGGTGTGACAATCACGTCGCGCTCGTCCTCTTGCGGTTGGGTGATGAGCATCCACTGGTGCTCGGTGGTGTCTCCGGCGATCGTCGAGACGGGGAGGTGCAGGATGAAGTACCCGCCCTTGGCCTGCGGACCGAACAGCGTCTCCGAGGAGATCGGCTTGGAGCCCGAAGGCGGCAGTCCTGCCTGAAAGAGCCACAGCTCGAACGCGGCGTGAATCGTCGCAGCCTGTCCGTCATCGAGGCGGTGGTTGATGGCGATATACGTCGCCCAGCGAGCCTCACCGTCGTCGTGGTCGATGCAGGCGCGATGGATCGAGTGCGCGACGCCATGCCCGTAGACCCACGCGTTCTCGACACGCAGATCCCTCAGCGCACTGAGCCGCAGCAGCAGAACCCCGACGGCGATGAGCAGCCATACGGTGACGCCGATCCATGCGAGCCACGGCACCCAAGCCAGCCACGTATCACGGCTCGCACCATTTGCCGTGATGCTCCAGCCAGCACCCGTCGGGTCGGTGATCATCTGGTAGATCAGGAAACCGATGACAGCGAGGGGAAGGAACACCCAGAACACGGGCACATACACGAGCTCGGTGCGCCGCAGATCCTCGCTGCCGGCCCATCGGCTAATCTCGTCGACCGACTCCGGACGCGGAACGTCGTGAGGGCGATCGAGGGTGGTCGGCATCGATGCGCTCGCGCTCGCCCATATCACTGAGTGATCGCTGGGGGTCGCCATCCCCGGGCTGTGCTGCGGCATCTGTCCGCCCTTCCCGTCAGGTCAGGGATCGCCATAGTGTGGTGCGGTTCTGTGTCGTCCCGACCAGTGCTCACCGCCGTCCGCGGGGTGCGTAACGTCCCTTCTCTTCTCTATCCACACTGTCCCATGACGCGTGCTACCGATCACAAGGAGAAGCGTTTTCGGGGAGCGCGCAATTCGTCTTGAGCTCGACGCGGTTTCCCCGGAATCGAAGCATCCGGCCCGAGCTGGCGTTTCAGTGGTCTCGGAAACCGACGCATGGCGCCTCACGTGAGTTACAGCCTCAGCCGTTCCTTACTTCCCGATCGACGCGTAGCTGCCAGATGGCCAGATTCACGCTTCCGAGCACCCGCCCCAGAAACGAGAAAAACCACCCGCTATCAGGTGGTTTTATGGTGGCCAGGGCCGGGATCGAACCGGCGACCTTCCGCTTTTCAGGCGGACGCTCGTACCAACTGAGCTACCTGGCCGGACGGCAGACCCAACTACTTACTGCCTCGCCGTACTGGCGACCCTGACGGGACTCGAACCCGCGACCTCCGCCGTGACAGGGCGGCGCGCTAACCAACTGCGCCACAGGGCCTTACTCTGCTCCCAGTATGACTGGTTGCGTACCCCCAACGGGATTCGAACCCGTGCTACCGCCGTGAAAGGGCGGCGTCCTAGGCCACTAGACGATGGGGGCCCGTTCCGAATCTCTCCGGGGTACCCACAACGCGTGTCGCGTTGGGAGCTCGCCCAGCTTAGGGCACAACTGCCTCAGAACCCAAACCGGATAACCTCGGTGCTCGCNACCAGGGCGTGCTGGTGCGGAACCCCGCGGCGCTCGTGAAGTCGGTGCCGACGGAGAAGACGGAGATGCAGACCCTCGACGCAGACCAGGTGGCGCAGCTGCTCACCGCGACCAAGTCGGATTCGTTCGGGATCGCGTGGCTGCTCGCGATCTACGGTTTGCGCCGCGGTGAGATCCTCGCGCTCACCTGGAAGTCCATCGACTTCGACGCCGGCACCCTGATGATCGACGCGGCGCGGCTCCCCGTCTCGGGCGGGTCCGCGACCGGCGCGACGAAGACGCGGACGAGCACCCGGACGTTGCCGATGCCCGAGGACCTGGTGCGGGCGCTCAAGGCGGAGCGCAAGCGTCACCTCGAGATGCAGCTCGCGCTCGGCGAACTGTGGCCGGGCGACGATCACCTGGTGCTCGACGGCGACGGACACGCGCCGCACCCCGACACCATCACCCACGCGTGGGCCGATGCGCTGTCGGCGGCGAAGCTCCCCCATGTTCGACTGCACGATGCACGGCACAGTTGCGCGACGCTGATGCACATGCGCCGCGTGCCGGTCGTGGTGATCGCGGCGTGGTTGGGGCACCAGGATCCGGGGTTCACGTTGCGCACCTACGCGCACTCCAACAACGACGCCCTGGCCGAGGCGGCGGCGGTCCTCGGATCGATCACGGCGGGCACCAAGAACAAGGAGAAGGACGCGCAGTGATGCGGGACGTGACACGGGCGGTGTCACCTTCGAAGGTCTCCGGACGAATAAGGAATCCGATGTGTCACTTCGTGTCAGATCCGGGCTACGGGACAGGTGCCCAGATAGCAGAAAAACCACCCGTCACCAGGTGGTTCTTGAAGTGGCCAGGGCCGGGATCGAACCGGCGACCTTCCGCTTTTCAGGCGGACGCTCGTACCAACTGAGCTACCTGGCCGGACGGCAGACCCAACTACTTACTGCCTCGCCGTACTGGCGACCCTGACGGGACTCGAACCCGCGACCTCCGCCGTGACAGGGCGGCGCGCTAACCAACTGCGCCACAGGGCCTTACTCTGCTCCCAGTATGACTGGTTGCGTACCCCCAACGGGATTCGAACCCGTGCTACCGCCGTGAAAGGGCGGCGTCCTAGGCCACTAGACGATGGGGGCCCGTTCCGAATCTCTCCGGGGTACCCACAACGCGTGTCGCGTTGGGAGCTCGCCCAGCTTAGGGCACAACTGCCTCAGAACCCAAACCGGATAACCTCGGTGCTCGCGCGCACACTCGACCAGTATCCTGTCTCGGCACGCCCCTATAGCTCAGTTGGTAGAGCTACGGACTTTTAATCCGCAGGTCCCAGGTTCGAGCCCTGGTGGGGGCACCAGCAGCACCGCCGTCGTCACCGCCGTCAGGCAGTGAGCGGTAACCGGTGAGGGTGTAGTTGGCATCAAGACCGAGCTTGTCGCAGATGTCGTCTACCTCCTCCACCTTCCATCGGACGCCACCGAGGGTTCGGCGTGACAGCCAAGGTTGGCTTACACCAAGCTCTTTGGCCGCCCTGTTCACCGATAGACCCAACGCAACCAGCTCTTGCTTCAGTCGGATCGAAATAGCGCCGCGACGTACTGCACGGCGACGACACGCTCGTGAGCCACGTCGAACCGTTCCCGCGCGACAAGGACACCACCCCGACCGCGAGGGACCACCGGGACAGGCACCAGGGGGCACTGTGGCATGCCCTGGCACTCGGCCGGGTCAACGGACGCGCCAGCGACGAGCTCGACCGAATCCGCAACGCGCTGTCGACGACCATCCGCGACATGTGCGAGACGCGCGGGCTGGAGGTGCCCGAGTTCCGCACGAGTCCAAGGCCTCTGCCGATGGTCGTCGAATCGGATGCACGGCGACCGGCAGATCGGTTCAGCCTCGATTCGGCACCGCCGGCCCGGGCGGGCTCGTGTCGACGATGCTTCGTCACGTTGCCCACCTCGGCGGCCGGACCGCTGTGCGACGACTGCGACGGCGCCCCGGAGACGCGCGCACTCGACCAGTTTTCCGCGGAAAACTGGCGCGTCATCTACGCAGGAAGGCGCGGCGACGAGACGCATTCGATCGCGACGACGGCGCGCATGGCCAAGTGGCTGCACCGGCACGCGGCCAATATCGCGTTGCAGGAGAACGGCGCCGAGATCTGCGACGAGATCGAGCAGGTGTACCGGTCAATTACACGCGTGGTGAACCGCCCACCCGAGCCCATGATCATCGGACCATGCATCACCGACCCGGCACCCGACGAGGTGCTTGCCGAGCGGGGCCGCAAGGGCGACAACTCAACCCGGTGCGGATACGCACTCATGGCACCGAGCCACAGCGGCTCAATCGTGTGCCCCCAGTGCGACACCGCGCATTCGGTGGCCGACGTGCTGGCACGCAACCTTAGCGAGCTCGACGACCGCAACGCGACCGTGCGCGAACTCGTCGACGTGATACTCCCCCGCCTTGATGAGCACGTGCCGCAGTCGACCATCGAGCGGTGGATCAGACGCGGGCGGGTGCCGGTGCGCGGCCGGGACGCCCAGGGGCACCAGATGGTTCGCATTGGCGATGTGCGCACGGTGCGGGCGGAGCGGCCACGGAACGCGAGGGGCCTCACATAAAGGTGTTCAAGGCGTGGTCGACGCCTAGCCAACTGGAACCGGTTCCTGCGGCGTAGTTTTCATCGGCCAGCGCTTGGGCCGGAAGACGCCTAGCATTGGCGGGGTAGGCGGATTGGTGTTGTCTTGCGCCTGCTTGATGAAACCAGTGGAGATCGCCAAGTAGTTTGCGCGGCTGTCGAGGTCTTCCCAATCGGCCCCGTTTGCCCTTGAGATTCGCTCTGCGAAGACCCACACCAGTTTCGATACGGGCGAACCGGAAATAGCGATGGGATAGTGGTGCTCGATAATGGCCTGATCAGATTCGGGCACTTCCACATCATCGGCCGAATCAACGATGGGGTCAACGTTGTCCGGGTGGTGTGATCTGCTCATCTCACATACGGCGTACTTCGGCTCGGGGGTGAGGGGATACCACCCGTCATCCATGTAAGCCCGGATATCGGCCTGCCCGTGCTCATCGGCTACCAGATACCAATGTCCTGCCTGTAGCCTGCGCTCGCGTTCCATTGTGCCGCCTTCCATTTCAGATCCCCCACGAACCATATTTGCCGTGATACTTACACTGGCGCCGTCAGGCCGTATGCATATTTAGGGGAAATTCAGAATTGGCATTGAAGCCGACTAGGTGCGTGGGAGCGTGCCGCACCAGGTGATCATCGCCAGCGACAGATAAGACACGGTGCCGATCACCCGCGGTGATGTCAGTTGCGTGCAAAGCCACGCCAGCACGGGGCGTAGCCCTCTAAATATAGATTTTCGACGTTCTCGACCCACCACGTAGAGATCCAAACAAAGTGCTAGGACCATTCCCACTAACGCCAGCATGGTCATGAACTTCAATGGCTCACCCACGATCTGGCCTAGAAGATGATTCATCTCATCGTGCGTGACGCCCTTCTCAGGCGAAGGCATCATGGCGCCAGCTAGGGCTCCCCAGAAGGCAGCGAGTCCGAAGGTCGTGGCGCCGACCAAGAATTTCGCAATCTGCTTCACCCGCACCGTAAGTCGATTGTCGGGTATCAGTGGTCGAGGCGGGCAGTTCCATAGAACGACAGCCGCGAGCAGGATGATCGCCGCGTTTATGCCGGTTATCGCCGCAGTCCACCAGAACAGATCAGGGTGGACTTGTTTGAAACGAATGATGCGCGGAACGTAGTCCAGATTCGCCAAGGCAAACAGCAGGATTAACCCGCCAATTCCTGTAAGCATCCGTATGCCAGCCTTGGCTGCCCTTTCATCTTCGGTTTCATTCGAAATCGAAGTCATTTCCGCACCCCTAACTTCAACCATCACGTGAACGTAGCAAATGTGTCAGACCCTCGGCGTAGAACCAGAACATGGCACGCCCACCACGCGACAAGTTCCCTAACGCGTACGTCGGTGACCTCGTGCCCAACGGCAATCAGGAGTCTCGGTACTTGTATCGCAGCGCACGCACCGCGCTGTGGGTTCGTCCCAAGCGCTGGGCGGCCTCAATCACGGTCAGGTTGCGATCTAGCGCGATCTCGATATCGCTGTCGGTCCAGGGCGCCTTGTAGTTGACCGCCGTGTGCCGGGTGGCCTCTTGGCGTCGCTCCCGCTCTGCTTCGGCCGCGTCCCGGCACCGCGGACATAGGCATCCGTATCGGCTCACGCCCGTGTTGGTTCCGTGCAGATGTTCAGGGACCTTGCCCTGCAAGCGCCCCAGCCACCGCGCACGAGCCACAGTGACCGAATTGATCGAAGGCGGCAATCTCCGTAGGTGTGCGGGACTCATCGGCCAGGACAGCGATCTCATCCTCGGTCCAGAGGCGCTGCCGTATCGGCTCCGCGCGCGACTCGCGCGCCGGGATCAAACCCGAGGCCTTTTGGCGCTGCAGGTCTCGAATGTGCTTGATCGCCCTGAAGGAACGCCCCAACCGGCGGGCCGCTTCAGTGCGGGAAATCGACCGATCCAGTGCGATCGCGATCTCCTGTGGTGTCCATGACCCATAGCAGGCGATGTCGGTCTCGGCTACCTGCTCTAGCTCGGCAGCGCGACCACGTTTCTGGGCGAGCAGTTGCTCAATATCGCGTCCCCGGTACCGCTTTCGAGCCTTCTCCACCTGTAGCCGGGTGCGGCCCAACCTCGCGCCAGCCTCGGCGCACGATAGTGACCGGTCCAGCGCCACTGCCAGCTCGTCAGCGGTCCACCGCCGCTGAGCTACACCATCAGCCACACATGACAGGCTACTTCTGGGTCTCCGTACATACCGTGAACCGGCGCACCGGATGTGCAAACCCGCCGAAAAGACAGCGGCTGGTATCAATCGTATTGAATAAGATCGTTATTGGCCGTTCTCGGTTCGGCAGATTTTTGTCATCACATTCGGCCCGGACAACCTTGTCCGGCGCGACGCTGATGCAGCCCTCACTCGTCCATGCGTAGTCCATGCAGGCAGTCCATTCGCCCTGCGGACTGCCCAAGTAGAATCGTCGGTCTGCGTCGTTGACGCATTGGTCAGGGAAGCCGACTCTCTGGATGACACGGTAGTTCGCATCTTGGGAGTCACAGTCCACTTTGTTTAGCGTGACGCTGCCGGGTTTTCCCTTGAGGTAGACGCAGGCTCCGATAGGCGCCTCTTCGCTTCCCTGCTGCGTCATTTCCGCCTCAGCAGGTATTTGTCCCGGGATCTTTGCGAAATCCACCGGACCTGACGCTACGGAGGTACGGACTGTCGTGGCGCCCGTCCCTGATGGCTCCGTGCTTGAGCATCCCGCTACTGAGAGTACGACCATCCCAGCGATCAAAGATCCGGTCTTGGCAAACATTCTCAGCGTTCCATCTTTCTCTCGATCGACACGGCCGCGATCACCGTGACCACAAAGATAACGATTTCGCCTATAACCACACCTTTGAGGCCTAATAGCGGATAGGTGAGCCACCACGCAGCGGCAATTGCACTATTCAAAAGAGTGAGGCGCTTGAGGGCGGTTTTCTTCTCCATCTGACGCACTCTATTACTCGTCGGTCTTCCCAGTGCAGATCATCCAACGGTCACCGTCCTTAATAAAAACCTGCTTCTGCGGAAAGGCGCCGGTACCGCCGTTTTTCTCATCATTGGCGTAGCGAATTTGAACCAGCGCAGTGGCCTTGGTTGACGATTCCAGGTGAACATCGGTGATGGAGTCGAGGGCCATCGCCCCATCCTGAACAAGAGCATCCTTCAAATCTCGGTCGGGCGATCTTGTTTTTGCTACACGCGAATCCCTCAGGCTTGGGCACATCGAACCTAGATACCGCTGAACGTCCCCGCTGTTATAGGCCTCAACATACCCCCGGACGGCCTTCTCTACCGCAGGGACTTCCCCCGCACCCTCTTCGGGGGCGGAGCATCCCACCAGCACGGCCACGGCACCAAACGCGACGGCATATCTCCTCATAAGCTGCTTGCTCATACACAGAACCCCGAATGATCAGCGTAATACCCGGCAGGGATACCCGCACGCACGCGCAGGCAACCAGTGCCGTCGCCCGCACGGTTGATGGCATTGATAAGAAAAGCCCAGCTGGCGGTATTCGCCAATCCGCATGCGCCACCCACATACGCGTTAGTTTTAGCGCCGACGACAGTGCACAGGATATAGCCGCTTACCGCCGGAGCAAGAGCAGTAAGTGCTGCGTTGTCCTTAAGCCACTTCGTTACGTTCTTGTGGAAATAGACCGAGCATGAGGTGATACCGCAGTCCGCCGTCGAGTTCTCCGAGAGCCACTTCTTCAACGGCTCCAAAGCACTGTCAATGGCCTCTTCTTTGGCTTCATCCATCTTCTCGTCGACGTACTTTTTGAGCACATCCCGCCACAACTGATCCAGCGGATTGTCCCCATCAGTGAATTGCTTAAGAACCGGTGGGTTACAGTCCGGGCAAATCGGAATACTCGGGTCCCGACCAGGCTCGAGGCGCGCATTCACCAAGGCGCCCCCTGCCGCACCGATCAGCGAGACCGGCACACTTCCCGACTGCAGCACATCAGACGCCAGACTGCACCTCTCGGAGAAATCCCGAATTCGATCACTATCGCGCTCCTGCCCCGGCTGCTGCTGTTGTGTCGGGGCTTGACTCGGCTGCTGCTGACCCTGCTGAGGCTGGTTGCCTTGCTGAGGCGCTTGAGCGTCCGGGTTGGGCTTACCGGGGCCTTGGGTGAACCCGGGATTCGTTTGATAGTCAGGAATCTGATTCCCATGAGCGGGCTGATCCCAGCCCTGCTGAGGCTGTTGCGCGCTTTGCTCACCCGGCGCCTGTTGCGGGGCACCTTGAACCCCGCTGTTATAGATGCTGATTCCGCCATTCTGATCTAGCGGCGGCAAGTTGTTTCCACCCTGATAGTCGGGCATCTGCTGAGGCGCAGAAGGTGGCTGAAACTGACTTCCATTCATTCCTCCGGGCCCGCTGCCAGGCCCGCCTGTTGGGCCGCCAGTGGGATCAGCTGCCACGGTCGCGACCGCCGAAAAGCCGCTACCAGCGACGGTGTGGCCGTCGATAACCTTCGCTCCACCGACAGCCAAAGCGACAATTGCCACCAGCGCCGAGGCTCGCCGCAAACCCGCTGGCATCGTCCAACGCTCCTTCATGACCATGAATACAACCGCCCCTTTCAGCCGACGCTGAACGCGCCCCTGGGCAGATCATTACACACATATGGTTGCCATGTCGAGAAAACCCCAGCTAAAGAGTTAGCCACTTCAGCACGGGCTTGCATCTCCGCTGGTAGACACAGCATGAAGACCCTCGCGCGGTACCGCGATCTTGGAGCAACATCGACCATGGGACGCCACGTCTCGCTCGGCGGGTCGGACCGTGTTCGCCAGATCTTCATCTTCTGCCCGCGATCTAGCCGTCATGTCGGACTCTCGGCGTAGAACTCGCCCATGGACGCCCGGAAGGCCATTCGTGAGGTCATCGAGAGCATCGGCGCCGAAGGTCAGACCGAGACCATCGTGTACACGCAGGCGCAGGTCGCCGACATCGTCGCCTCGATACTGCCCGACGCCCTCAAGTCCAGGGGCCACGTGGTCATCGCACTACCCGAGGTCGAGACCTACGAGTCCGGCCGGCAATATGTCCGAGTACCGATCACCGCACAACCATGGTCTGACGGCGCCGTTCGCATCAGCCCGCACGGCGACCAGGTGGCCATTCGCAACGTGCCCGACAAGCTGCCCGTGCAGGACGCGCCAGCGCTGGCCTCAGCACTCATGGCCGCGCACACCCTGTGGCGTCGCGACACGCGAAAGCGCCGATATCGCAGGCCTGACCTGCACGTATGGCAAAATGAGTCCCAACATGTCGGTGGGACAACTATATCCACCGCATGAAAACCCCAGCCTAGCTGGGGTTTTCGTCGTTTCGAGGCTCTGGCGGTCAGCTACCGCCGTCGCACCCACCACCGCCGTCACTAAATCCGCCGCTGTCGCAGTACCCGCCGCCACTGCCTCCGCCGAATCCGCCGAAGAAGCCAAAGGTTCCCGTGTCGGCCCCGGCTCCCGGGCTATACCCAGGCGCACCGTCCGAAACGCGACGACCGCCATGATCTGGCCCCCGAGGGCTCGCTTTGCGGACTAACTGCCAGCAGAGGTACCCGAGTAACACCGCAAACGGCGTCAGCGCGATCAGCCCAATGCTCACTGCAACCACTCCTTGCATCTGGCAGCCACTTTGCTGACGTTCTTCTCATTATGGACTGGCCAGAATCTCAACGCCGGGCAGTAGGTCACCAGCTCAAGACGCCGCTGGGCGGGCAATCTCTTGACCTGGACAACTATGTCCACCGTATGAAAACCCCGGTCTAGCTGGGGTTTTCGTCACTACTCCTGGGCTTCGGCCCTATGGTTCCGACTTCAATGAGTATCTCGCCTGCCTTGTTGAGGACCCTGAACTCGTCGAATCGCGGTAGGCACACAACGATGCCGCGATCAGAGTAAGCGATTACCTCCGGTACACCATCTCGAGTGATCATCGGCCTACCAGGTAACACGTACTCGATGAGCGCATCGTCGCCGCTAGGAAGCTGAACATGGTCACCTATCGGTTCTATCGCTAGTTCCCAGCTGGATTCGGATTGACTCTTCACGCGAATCCGCCCAGTAGGTTTGCCATCAAAGATTCCTGTGGCGTCCCCGGCCTCCGACTCGGATCCCAGGGCGGCATTTGAAACGTCACGGCGCCGACGATCTAGCACCCAGCGCCCGACGCCGCGGGCCGATTGCCAACCGAGATAGCCAAACACCACCACAACCGGCGTCAGTGCCATCAGCCCAACGCTCACTGCAACCCCTCCCTTGCACATGACCACTACTTTGCTGACTTTCTTCTCACTATGCACTGGCCAGTTCATTTACGCCAGGCCGCCAGTCGCCAGAGCGACCCCGCCATAACGCTGGCAGCCTCCAAAGGAGGGCACACGCGCTGTGAACCAATCCCTAGTCGACCTGCTCACTCGCACGTTCGCTTCGGGAGCCCTTCAACATCCCGGCAACGCAAACAGTCCCGCACGAGTGATTCCGATTCCCGGCTTCCGGGCGACCGGTATGCCTGAAGACCAAGCGCAGGAAATGATCGGCCAGGCCGCCAAGCTCTGGGCCGAGGCCATCGAGTCGGTCATCGATGGCGAATTCGACGTACTCACCAAAGCCGATGCGGCACAGCTGCGCCAGGACGCCGCAGAAGCGCCGGACGGCACCCGAATCGTCACGCTGTACGACCGCACCGACCACCAGCGCGCCACGCCCNGTCGTTTCTGGGGCGATGTCCATTCCGCCCAACCTCATCCCTTAGCCCGAGGGGGACTCATGAAGCGCACCATTGCCCGCGCGCTGCGCAGCCTTGCGAATCGTCTCGACCCGTCGCGCGGCTGGACCGTCAAGGTCGAATATGCACATGCCGCGGCCGGGCGAAGCGCTGGTGACGAGTTCAGGCAGCGGATGCAAGCACCTGGAAACCCGTTCCTCTGATGGCTAATCAGCTCTTGGTGGATCTGCTCACCCGCACGTTCGCTTCGGGAGCCCTTCAACATCCCGGCGACGCGAACAGTCCCGCACGAGTGATTCCGATTCCCGGCTTCCGGGCGACCGGTATGCCTGATGATCAGGCGCAGGAAATGATCGGCCAGGCCGCAAAGCTCTGGGCTGAGGCCATCGAGTCGGTCATCGATGGCGAATTCGATGTACTCACGAAAGCCGATGCGGCACAGCTTCGCCAGGACGCCGCAGAAGCGCCGGACGGCACCCGAATCGTCACGCTGTACGACCGCACCGACCACCAGCGCGCCACGCCCTTGTTGGTGCTGACGGTCGGCAAGACCGACGACGTGACGATCGATACCCGTCAACTACGAAAGTTCCTAGCCCAATNTCGCGGTAGGCACACAACGATGCCGCGATCAGAGTAAGCGATTACCTCCGGTACACCATCTCGAGTGATCATCGGCCTACCAGGTAACACGTACTCGATGAGCGCATCGTCGCCGCTAGGAAGCTGAACATGGTCACCTATCGGTTCTATCGCTAGTTCCCAGCTGGATTCGGATTGACTCTTCACGCGAATCCGCCCAGTAGGTTTGCCATCAAAGATTCCTGTGGCGTCCCCGGCCTCCGACTCGGATCCCAGGGCGGCATTTGAAACGTCACGGCGCCGACGATCTAGCACCCAGCGCCCGACGCCGCGGGCCGATTGCCAACCGAGATAGCCAAACACCACCACAACCGGCGTCAGTGCCATCAGCCCAACGCTCACTGCAACCCCTCCCTTGCACATGACCACTACTTTGCTGACTTTCTTCTCACTATGCACTGGCCAGTTCATTTACGCCAGGCCGCCAGTCGCCAGAGCGACCCCGCCATAACGCTGGCAGCCTCCAAAGGAGGGCACACGCGCTGTGAACCAATCCCTAGTCGACCTGCTCACTCGCACGTTCGCTTCGGGAGCCCTTCAACATCCCGGCAACGCAAACAGTCCCGCACGAGTGATTCCGATTCCCGGCTTCCGGGCGACCGGTATGCCTGAAGACCAAGCGCAGGAAATGATCGGCCAGGCCGCCAAGCTCTGGGCCGAGGCCATCGAGTCGGTCATCGATGGCGAATTCGACGTACTCACCAAAGCCGATGCGGCACAGCTGCGCCAGGACGCCGCAGAAGCGCCGGACGGCACCCGAATCGTCACGCTGTACGACCGCACCGACCACCAGCGCGCCACGCCCTTGTTGGTGCTGACGGTCGGCAAGACCGACGACGTGACGATCGATGCCCGTCAACTACGAAAGTTCCTAGCCCAATGAGCAATATCAAGATCACCGTCGACGGCAAGGTCCTCATGGACACCGACCCAGGTAAGTGGCGTTCCACGCCGCCGGATATCCCCGACCTTAAGCGCCAATCCGGCGGGCAGGATTGGGGTCTGGCCGTGATAGTCACTCTCGCACAGGCGGGCACGCTGGCCGAGCTGGGCCAGCCCACTGGGAACACCACGATGACCATCACTACCCGCGCCAACGGCTGGACGCTGGATGTGGAGCAGGACGGCAGCGAGCCATCCGTCGCACCCGGGAAGGGTCGTGCCTGCGCCCACTGCACCGCCAGCGCACGCCGAGGCCGATACAAGCGCTGGGCGCCAAGGATTTTCGTCGGATGTGGTGATCATGGAACCCTATGTCGCCGAGGCCCGACCATAAGGCCAGCACCACCGATCGCGGTCTGGGCTGGAAACTACGGACTCTTATGCCGCCTTCCGCTCAGGCTCGACTGGGGCCTGAGCGGCTGGCAGCTGGCGAATCTGCGGATCTTTTGCGCAATCCTGCGGACTTTTAATCCGCAGGTCCCAGGTTCGAGCCCTGGTGGGGCACCAGATCATCCGTTGCAATCAGCGGGAGCAGGAGCCTTACCAGGCCGTCGACCGGCTCATACCGTTCGGCCAATGACTTCCACGGCCGAGAACACCACCGGGACGCATCCGCCCCAATCCCGTCCCGTGACGTTCCGGCAGGCGTTCTTCGTCGCGTTGACCGCAGGCCTCGGGTACGGCTTCGACTCCTACGCGGTGAACATCTACGGCCTAGTGCTACCGGAGATCAAGGACACACTGCACATCACCGAGGCGCAGGCCGGGTACATCGGCTCGATCTTCCTGCTCGGGTACACCATCGGCACCGTCGGATTCGGCCTCGCCGCCGATCGCTGGGGCCGTAAGACCACCCTCGGGGCCTCGATCCTGCTGTATGGCATCACCACCGCCCTGGCCGGCCTGACCACCAATGTGGCCGCGTTCACCGGGTTGCGCTTCTTGACGGGTGTGGGCGGTGCCGGCGAGCTCGCGGTCGGCGCGCCCTACACCGCCGAGGTGTGGCCGGCCAAGACACGGGCCATCGGCGTTGGTGGCGTGATCTTTTCACTCTTCTCACTCGGTTACGTCCTGGCCGCCGGGGTCGCACTCGTATTGGTCCCGCGGTTTGGCTGGCAGGCGGCATTCATCGTCGCGATCATCCCCGCGGTGGTGCTTTTCCTTGCCCGCCAAGGCATCAAGGAATCGCACCGCTACACCCAAACCAAGGCGCACGTCCAAGGCGGTGCCACCAGGCCGAAGCTGTGGCATGTTCCCGGAGTACGGCGACGCCTCGTCGTCGGCTGGCTCGTCTACACCGCCAATGCGGTCGGCTACTGGGGCATGACCCTGTTCTTGACCACCTACATCGTCAAGAAGTTTCATGCCACCTCCATTGACGCGATCCGTTACGCCCTCGTCTTCTTCCTGCTACAGGCTGTGTTCGTCTTCATCGGCACCGCACTGGCCGACCGGATCGGGCGGCGACCCTCGGCCGTCCTCGGCGCCCTGATCGAAATCGCCTCCACCGCATTGGGAGCCACTTCGGACACCCTGCCGGAGTACCTGGTGTTCGGCGCCATCTCCATCGGCACCTTGGGCTGGCTGTGGGGCGTCGGTGACACCTACGTCGCCGAACTCTTCCCCACCGTGCTACGCGGCACCGGGTTCGGCATCGCCGTCGGCGGCGGCCGCGTCGTCTCCATCGCGGCGCCGGCTCTGGTGGGCTGGGCCATCACGCATTACGGAATCCAAACGCCCTACCTGGCTCTCAGCGGCCTGTGGATACTGACGATCATCGGATACCTGCTTGGACCGGAAACCAAGGGCAAAGAGCTGGAAGACCTTGCCGACGAGGCGCTTACCGAGGATCTGCCGGCCTGA